CCCGCTCCACCACCGCCCCCAGCGTAAGTAACAGGGCTACCCGTTCGCCAATTATTCGTATCTCCGGCGCCCCCATCGCCCCCATTTAACGTGGGGGAACCACTCACATCGCCTCCGGCAGCCCCAGCGCCGCCCCCGCCGCCTCCTGCGGCGGGATAGCCCCCCGGAGTTGTTAAACCACCGGGGTTTCCTTGATATCCGCGGCCAGAATTGCCAAGCGGTGCAAGCCACATTCGGTAAGCCGCACCGCCGCCACCTGAACCACCGGCGCCGCCCGTGTTAAACGTTGCATAAAAATAGGTAGGGGTTCCCATGAAAGCCCCACCGTGACCTCCCCCTATTGCGTCGATATCGTCAAAAGAAGAATTTGAGCCGTCGCCTGCCATCGTGCCGGACCATCCGGGGTGTGCGCCACCTGAACCTCCGGCGCCAATAACTATCGGGTATTGCCCATTTCCAGCCGGTCCGCCGGTTGCTGAAACCATTACGTTATGGTTTTCGACAAACCCACCGGCCCCGCCGCCGCCGCCTATCATATAACTCGTACTGTCCCCGGTCCCGCCACCGCCTCCGCCGCCGACGATAAGGATATCCACTAAACCTGAACCCGACGAAACAGTAAAAGTACCCGAGGAAGTAAAGCTAGAAACTGTATACACGCCGTGTGTTGTTGATGTGCCGCCTGATGCGGAGAAAGGGTCAGCGCCGCCGCCTCCAAACGCTCCCGAAGTCCAGTCCGTTACTTTACTATTTGCGAAAAATCGTTCTATTCTAGGCATTACTTATCGATCCTATTAACGTAGCCGTAGATCATAACTACATTAGCCGCCGCCGCGAAAGCTTTAACGACTAGTCCGTTTTGTAACAGTAAGCCGGGGCATACGAGAGTTAAACCGCCTTCTGTTGTTATTGTTTGTTCTATCAGATTATCAGGGGATGTCGTGCCGCCGTATTCGATGGTAAGTTTTCTATCCGAAGAATCTGTGTTAATCGCATACAACCACAGTTCGTCTAGGTCGGTGGTGCCTGAAACGGCTGTGTGGATGTCCGTCCCTGCGCTAGCTGTTGCGACAACCTTTATTCCTTTGCCGTTTGTGCTTTCTGATAGTTTTTCTTTTGAGTAAGTAGCCATTTTTTTCCTTTACTAGCTTGCGAAAACTGATGTGCCGACGACGAAATTTTCAGTATCGGGGCTTGGTGCCGCCGCCGCCGAAGTTTGTGTCGATCCGTCGCTAAATTCCAAACCGCCTGAATCTAAAACAATCCGGTTGTTTGTTAAGTCCATAATCATTGGGAGAATCTCGCCCGTGTCGCCTGTCATGCCTTCTTTAATTTGTGCGATCATATAGTCGCGAACTAATCCCATGTCTGAACTTGTTAATACTTCCCCGGCTGAAAACGCGCCGGGAACGCCTGAAAATGTTTGTTGTGCCATTTTTGTTTTCTCCTATGGTGCGATCTTGTTGCTGTTTAATATACCGAAATCTGCGCTGTCTATAATTAAGAACACAGTATCACCCGAACCGCTTGTCCCTATTCTCATAGTCCAGTCCCTCGGTGTCACTTCGTGGGTTATTGATTCCACGCGAAGAACTTGTAACATTGCCGACCCTGCGCCTGCTGGTTGAAATTGTGCGCGTATACTGTCGAAAATAGTTAATTTCGCTACTTTCTCGGCTTGCGCGTCGGTCATAGCGCGCGGTTTGCATTCGACAGCCGATATGCGAAGCGCCGGTGTTGAATGCAAAGCAACAAAGTTTTTCATAGCTGATTCAACGTCCGAATCGTTGGCATTCATAAGGTTCTGTCGAACTATTGTTCGTATACCGTAAGCGGGTTGCCCTATTACGTTTTCGTCGTATGTTTGAATTGCTCCGCCTGTTCGCTGATAAACGCCGCGAGTGTAAAGAAGTTCATTACCGTACGACGTAGCAATGTTCGTGAATTTCGGTTCTGTTGACGCTGTTCCCGCTCCTGCCCCGAATGTTAATCCTGAAGCTGTACCCGCCGAATCGCGTTTAGAATAAGTTAAGACATTGCCTTTGTCAGCCGCCCCCACAGCCGCCCCGCCGGGGCTACCATGAGCGCAAAAAACCGCCCCGTCTTCAGACTGCGCGAGCCTTTCTAAATAGGTTGATGTCATAACCTGCGAAACGCTTTCAGATTGCATTGTTATGGACGAAGTTTCGACGTTTCTTTCGTTCGGGTTTGAAGCGTCGGGGCTACCCGGTTGCGCTGGGTAAGCCACAGACGCAAGATTTAACACATTCGTGAACCGTGTCGACCCTACTTCAGCGGAAAAACTTTCGCCTGCTATTTCTGTTTTCGCTAATTTAGCTAAACCGTCAAACGCTTTTACAATAACTGTGGAATCTCTACTGTTCGGGTAAAGGGTGTCTACATCCTCTATAGTTCCCCTGAAAATAGGGGTGTTGTTAGAAGCCGAATTAATGTTAACCGATACACGTATTTCGGCGTTGATCCATTGCGCGTCACCGTACGTGCCGCCAGCTAACGGGCCGTACACGTTGCCTGTGTTGTCTAAAGATAGACGCAATTTACCTGCGCGAAACGAATCTAAAACCCTTTGCCGTCCATATTGAACGTTAATTCCGCGGACGTTAGCTGTGACATCTCGCCAACCGCTGTTCAAGTAAATCTGAACATTCCAAGTGTCGGTAGCCATTAGTTAACCCATCTGCCGGGAAAGGTCATTCCTTCATTATCTACCGCGTCGCCTAAAGCGTCCATAACTTCGCTACCTGAAACGACGCCGTTGATGTTAATGGTAACTGTATTGCTTCCCATCATTCCGGCGGCGTGTGTTTTTAACCCTGCCATCGTTAAATCTTCACCCCTTTTGCCCGGTCCTCCTTGTGTTCCGAAAAACCCTGCCGCTACAGCTTTATCAAAGAAATCTAATTCTTCTTGTGTAAAAACGGGTGGCATATTAGTTGCGGCGTCAAGGTCGGAAATAATAGGCATACCAGTTGCGGTTTCTAACGGGTCTATAGTTAAAGCAGGGTTAAACATTTCGTCTGTGATGCCTTCAACGTCTTGAATAATAGGCATACCGGAAGGCGTTTCGTTTAAGGGGTCTGCACTTGCGCCGGGTGCGCCCGGTGGTTTGAATCCCATAGCTTCATAAAAATCTTCTGCGGCGGCTTCTGCCGCGGCCATTCCTTCAGGGTTAAAAATTTCGTTTGATATATCTTCAGCGTCGGGAATGTTGAAATCGAATCCTTGCATTCTTTGGTTAAATGCCGTCTGCCAAGCATCCGCGAAATCTTGCCCGAAAATAACAGCTTTCAAATCCATTATTCGTTCTACTTCGGCTAATAAATCAGCTTGCACAGCGGCGGCATCCCAACCGTCTTTTACACCGAAAAAGAAATCTTTTCCGATTTTGAATAATTCCGCGCCGGGTGTCGGACCGATAAAATTTTCCCACCAGCCGCCTTTTGCGGCTTCTTTCTGTTCGCTGGTCATTCCTTCGCCGATAGCCGCGAAAAGAACTTCGCCTATTCCGAAACCAGCGTTTTTCACAGAAGGATCGTCAGCGAAACGGGCTATTGCGGGCATAACCTCGTCGTTTAAGAAACCAACGAAAGCGGTTAATGCTGGGCGAAGTTTCTCGCCGATTGTCGCTTGTAAATCGTCCCAAGTGGCCGCTAAAAGTTTTTGTTGGTTCGCTAAACCGTCGCTTGTCCGCTGAAAATCGCCCTGTTGGACTTCTGTTTGCGCGAGTATTTCAGAATAAGCCGCTAAAGCCTTCGTTTGCGGTGTTAAAGCCTCTTTCGTGCTGTCGATTAGGCCCTTCTCAAAAGCGCGCTGTTTCAACGTCGCCGCGTCAAGAAGAACACCAAACCGGCGTAAAGGCTCGTTTTCGCCGCGTAACCCTGCCGCTATCGCCGTTAATGTTTCCTCCGGGGAAGCGTTGTTAAATGAAGCCATGTCAGCGGCAAGATCCACCAGCCGCATAGACATTTTCGACCCTTCTTCACCCGACATGCCCATAGCGTGTGTTAAAGCACCAAAGTTCCCGACAGCTTCCAAAGCCTCCCGGCGTGAAATACCAAGCGATTTCGTGGTTCTTTCAGACCATTTTTCGACAGCTACGGATGCTTCGCCAAACAAAACCTTGTTTTTAGACAGGGATTCTTCAATATCGGCGGCTTTTTGGATCATCGGGCCTAACGTCCGGGCGGCGGCTACAGCCGCGCCACCTAAAGCCGCGAAAGCTAAACCGCCCATTTTCAGACCCTTCGCGAGCCTGTCAGACATCAGCGAAGAACCTTTAGAAACGCGCTTAAATGCTTTGTCTACTGAATCTGTCCTACCGACTATGTTTACTGTCAGCGTTCTTGTTGGTGAAGCCATCTAATACCTTTTGCTTAATGCTTTTTCAATATTTTTTGTGTACGTTTTTTTAATAAATTCGTGTTCCCGTTTTATAGTTGGGAATAAGACGTAACCGCCTTTTTTCCAAGCCGGAAATTGTCTAGTTGACCCGTAGTATTTGCGCCCTTTTCCCGATTTTGTTTTGGCGTAAGTCCATGCGCCTTTTTTGATTTTACGTCCACCAAATTCGACACCGTAAACAATGTCCCCTGCATACGGTGGATACCGGCTGGTTTCTCCCGCTGGACGGGTCTTACGTCCGTGCATATTTGGTCTAGTTACACGCTTGCCGCCCATTCGTATTTTCGGGACGCGCCCCTGAACTGCTTTAATTGACGGTCTAATTAAATCATACTGCTGGGCGTGAAACACGCCCTTAGCGCGGGATCGCATCTTTTTAACAACCTGATTCGCTATGGCTTTGTTGCCGTTTTTGACCTGTTTTTGAACTTGTTTAGGCATACCGCGCATAGCTCGCTGTAGTTCTTCCAAACCGAAAATTTCGATATCAGAATAAAGGGTACGTTTTAAACGCGGGTCGCGTTGTAAAGATTTTTTAACTGATGTCATCGCCTAGCCTTCGCCTGTTCCATAGCCTGCCTTCGGTTATCTATTTCAGCTTCGATAACCCGCCACATTGCGTCCAACATTTCCGGTTCGCTCAATAACAGTTCACGGGGGCTGATCCCCGTTCGCACAGCTAAAGCCGCTATGTTGACCGTTACTGAGTCCCACCCAAAGGGGCTGATTCGTCGTCCTCGTTGACTACTTCAATGTCAGTAAGACCGTTGACCCAGTCTTCAAACGGTTTAACAGCCGGACCGTCGCCCATTAAAGCCGCTTTGTGTAAAGCGTCGTGAGCTACCCAAGCGAGAAATTCCACATGCACATCCTGCATGGCTTTTCCCCATCCCATGCCCCATTTTCTTTCAAATGCAACAATGGTGGCTGGCCCAGCCGTTACGTACCGTTCTTCGTCGTTGTGAACGACCCGAAGGTCGAATCGCATTCCTTTTTTAGCCATTTTTTGACCCCTTTTCTGCTATTAGCTGGTTGCGCGTGTTATCGCCCCGGTTACTGGCCATGAAACGCTGAGTGTTGCCAAAGTGCCAACCTCTGCGGATATAGGCGTGTA